CGAGACTGAGAAATAGCTTGTTTTTTCTAGAATCGCGTTCTATTGTTTTTGGCAAAGAATGCCAGAAAGTTCCATCTGCCTCTATGACTAATCCAGGTGTGTTGCTGATTGGTACTAGGAAATCACAAATAAAATGTCCTATCGGGACTTGTTCGGCAAATGGTATGTCCAAAGAGACGAGTAGTGATTTTACGACTTTCTCGATACTGGTCCCGTTTTTTTGTTGGTTATGTGCATTCCATGTATTCAAGCAGGCTTTTGAGCAAAATCGATTTCTGCTTGCTCTGGCGGGAGTGATTTCAAAAATCGTTTTACAGAATTCGCACACGCGTTGCAGTTTTGGTTTTCCAGTTCGGCTTTCTTTGCCGACCAGAGTACGCATATGCTCGTTCTTGCAATCGGCGGAACAAAACTTTTTCTCATATCTTGACGCCTTAAAAGGCAATCTCAAAAATGACTTTTCGCAATTATGGCAAATTAATTCGACAGGCTTACCCTTTGCGGAAAAGTAGCATTGAGATGAACAGTATATTTTTTTGACACTTGGTGAAGCGTAAAATGGTTCTTGGCACGTCTTGCATATCTTGTTTGGTAAACAACGGGGCGCTTTGGGTTTGATTGCTTTAGATTTAATTGGTTTTATCTTTGAATTCCAGCAACATTGGCGGCAACAATAGTTTTTGTCTTTTACGAGCGAGGGGGATTTTGAAAATTCCTTATTACAATAGGAGCAAAATACGGTGGTTTTTCCGCCCTTCCAGTTGGAATTATTGCTACCGAACAATCTTGCCTTAGACATAAAAATACCCCCTGTTCGTGATTGACCGGTTGCTTGTCTAGGGCATACGGACCACGAACAGGAGGCAATACAAACAATACCAGAATGGTTGCTTCCAGTCAATAAATATATGCCCTAGACGCTTACAATTCTATCATGTCTCAGGTGTAAAGTCAATGATTTTAGGTAACAAATGGCTGACGAAATCACAATTGAAGGATTGAATGAATTAGCCAAAAAGCTTAGTTCATTCAATTTGATGGAAGTGCTAAGACCACCAATGTATCGAGCGGTGCTTAGGCTCCAATCAAAAATGGCTAAGTACCCACCGGCACGAGCGGGGTCACGCTATCGCCGCACAGGATCGCTTGGTAGGCGTTGGACTCATGATGTAGATATTAATCGTGATTCAATTAAGGGGAAGGTTGGTAATCGGACTTTATATGGTCCATACGTCCAAAGCGAACAGTTTCAGGCGCGCTGGCATCGCGGAATTTGGCAGACCGACGAGCGTGTAATGAATGAGGAACGCCACAGCATCATCAATGACTTTCAAACCGCCATCAATACGGCGTTGGAGGATTAGAAACATATGCGTTATCGAGAACAAAAAATACGTGCGCAAAAAGATGTCATCTCTGACACGATTGCCATATACGTTATCGAGGATATTAATGGAGACAGGTTTATTGGTGAGCCGCTCACAATGCGCAAGCTGGAGAATGATGGCCGGTACATAATCCCGACGTTCTCCGTCGAAGATATGCCAGCGCAAGAGCTAATGAATGCGCTGTGGGAATGTGGTATCAGACCATCACAGATGCGCAATAGTAGCAGTGAGATACGCGCCATGACTGAGCACTTAGCTGATTTGCGTAAGATTGTGTTTATGGACAAGGAAATAAAATGACATTACCGGCCAAAACAGACCAAGAAAAGGCACTTGACGAATTAGAACTACAGACCAGACTGATAGCGCGCACGCTTGGTATATTTTACAGTGAATTATTATCACAGGGCTTTTCGGTAGAGAATGCACTTGTATTGTGTGGTCAGTATCTAGGTCGATTACTAAATCTAAACAAATGAGCGTAAACCAACCAAGTAAAACCAGCTACAAACCACCTATCCCGCAATGGGTGAATATTATCCACCAGGGCCGTTTGCTTTGTCGATTCGATAAAGCACGTGGCTTGATGGAAATCAAAGTGTTCAAGACCAACGAAATGATTCTGGTTGACCTGGCCGAAGCGGTGGCGGCGCACGAGCAGCGGATGGCGGCGAATAACGAGAATTGTAATCTAGCTTCCATTTGATATGTCGATTTGTTGATATAATGGCGAGCATGAACGATAGACGCGGTGTCACGATTCTAAGGGCATACAGCGCGGCTGGCTACCTAGATGTTGAGTTTGAGATAAAACTTAACGCTAATAATGATATTCACCTTTATCGGTTGCTGCTTCGGGGCATGAATTCTCGCTTGGAACTTGATGGTCAGCCGTTATTGGATGGTAGCGAATACAACATTAGGTGCGGGTTGGATGGGATTTTATCTACAGCGTACTCGCTAAATAAGTGGAACGCCGCCGAATTTATCGCTTATCTATATGGCTGGAACGATGGCTATCAGGTATCTATGGCGAGAAATGCATGAAAGAATTTGGCGAAATCTGCTGGTATTGCTATTGGGGTTGGCCTAAGCCGGTTGCGGGCATTTACAAAAAGGCACTTTGCGATAGATATCACGGCAAGTTGTACTTTTGTCAATCGTTTACGCCGGAAATAAAAGTAGAGGTCATCCGAGGATTAAAGGGGCTATTCAAGGAAATCATCGACAATCCACCAGGTGAAACAGTTCAGTACGATGATGGATCTGCTCCGCCTGATTATAGTTTTAGCTCTTTATTTTTACCGTAAGGAGCGATATTAGGACTAATGGCGGAACGGCAGACGCTACAGACTTAAAATCTGTTCTCGTAAGGGGTGTAGGTTCGAGTCCTACTTGGTCCACTAGATAATCACATACTCAGGCTTATTGAGAGCCAATTTGTTAGCGGAAAGTTAGCTAATAGATTGGCTCTTTTTTTATTGGTTTTTTAACTGAATACTCAGGCTTATAGCGAGCTTAATGCGGGTCTACGGACTCCATTAAGCTCTTTTTTATTTTACGGATAGAACACATGAGCAAGCGCCATAGCTACAAGGTCGGCCAACGCAACGCAGCGCAGGACAAGAAACGAATTTTAGACATCCGACAAAAGGCAGCTGATATTTCGGCGCTCACGTTGGAGTTACAACCTGACGTGGTGGCGGGACCGGCGGAAGTGCCTGCTTTGCCAACACTTGAAGCGCAACCGATGAAGGCGTCACCAGCGCAGATGCAAGGCTTACGTGATGGCACGATTCCCGGCGGCTTTGTTGGCGAAGACGAAAGCTGTCCTGTGTGCGGTCCTGAAGACGTAAAACCAGCCTGGGACATGTGTTGTATGCAAGCCGATCAAGAATGCTGCGACGACATGAAAGAAGACTTGATTGAAATTTGCCAGCACGCCGGATGGGTTGATGCGCTGCCACCTGACGCGCTCGCTTACATGAATACCATGTGCGAAGACGAAGAAGAAGAGGGCGGCGAGATCGAGATCAACGTGAATGTCAGTGTTGAGAAGGGTGCTAAGGGCGATGGCGTAAAGGTCGAAGAGTCTAGCACGCATGGTATTTTAGGCAGTGTGAGAACCGTCAAATCGGACGATGGCGAATGGACGCTTGACGTGCTCGGCGTTCCGTTCGGTGGTCCTAATGGTGGACGCGACAGTGACGGCGAATATTTCAGCAATCAAACCAAACTTCATTTAGATAAATTCCCTACGCCGCCAATCGCCTACTACCATGGCTTTGATGAGAACGGACGGCCACAGGGCGAACCTCAGTACATTGGCAAAACAATCAGCACGCAAGCCAAAAATGATGGCGTGTGGTTTCGCGTTGTACTCGACAAGGCCAACGCCTACGCCAAGCGAATTTGGGAAGCGGCGAAACAGGGTATAGCACGAGCATCAAGCGGTTCTATTGCGCACATGGTACGCAAGGACTCCAACGGCCATATCACCCACTGGCCGGTTGTTGAGTTGAGCTTGATTGATGCTGTAGGCAAGCGGCAACCGGCGAACCAATACGCTGTCGCTTTGCCAGTTATGAAAGCAGTTTATGCACAGGCGGGTATCACCTTGCCTGATGACATAGAGTCGATTCCACAGGATGACAAACCAGAGGCGGATGTGAAAGAGGCGCAAGGCATTGCGCAAGTAGCAGACGCGGCCAAATCGAAGGAGACGACAACC